TAATTATGTCAATAATCAAGAATCGAGATCCTCGAAAATTGAGAGTACTTAATAGGCAGTCGAAAGATGCTTTAAAAATCTAAGTCATAAGTCTTCCCAAAGAGAGAGTCAGGCGTAATTTATAAATTTGTAAAACGCAATGATGAGCTAAGTTTCGATTTTTAAATGAATTTTTGTGATCATTCCATCGAACAAAGATGAGAGATTGTTGTGGGTTTATAGGACCCATTTCGTCCTGAAAGGCATATAGGGCCTGAGCGTCTTCTTTTGAAAATCCGAGGTGATTGATGAGTGTATTAAAAGTGTTCATGTCATAGCTCCTTGGAAAGATGATGAAGGTATCTGCTTCTCGTAACAATGTGGTGCTTTGCAGTCCTTTGTTGACTTGGTGAAGGATGCATATGACATTGGTTCCAAAATTTCTTCCATTTTGTGCGAGCACATTCACCAGTTGGTACAACATTTTCTCGATTTTGACATTCGGCATTTTTTCTGTATCGTCAAAGATCACCAAGCTGTCTCGAAACTCTGAAGCGTCGGGTATACCAGAATAGCCTGCTCTGCTCTTTTCTTGTTCTTCTTCTTTGAGATCGACCTTAATGGCCCAAGGTAGATCAGCATACAAATCTTTAATACCACTAAAGACGATGACACGATTCCTCGGAAGCTTCTCATGATAGACATAGGCCATAAACTTGGCAAGTTCGGTTTTTCCACTGCCTTTCTTACCGCTGATCACAATAACGTCATTATGCTTCGATTCTCATGTAGTGCGATTAGTTCCTGGAAAAAGATTTGGAAAATATCGGAGTTGTCGAGGAGGAATCCGTAATGTTTGAGATACAAAGCTTTCGCAAACATCTGCACTAATGCAAACTTTTTCCTTTATCGATTTCTTTTACGATTTTAAAGATACGATGTCCTCCCAGCTTCATGCACAGCGAATAGAACTGAGCATCGGATAGGTCTTCGTAGAGTATTCGTAGCACAACAAACTCGCCACATTCCGAATCTCGAATATCACCATTTCGAATAGTTCCCTGAATGTTATAATGATTGAAGAAAAACCGATATCCATCCGAGATGATATATTGACGAATGATCGCGGACAATATATGATAAGGTTCAAGCAAGAGCTGCGGATTCTCGAGATAGGGCCACTGCTTGTCGGGCGGACTTCCATAAAGATCAAAGAAATAGAGGATCTTCTTCGCAGGATCACATTTGATTAGCGTCCAATGTCCTATCTGTCGGGGATATTGGTACAATAGAATCGTCCAATATGTAAATTGGTGATCGAAAGTAAGATCCGAATACTTGTGGATACTAAATAGTTTCGAGGTGACTTTGGGCACCAGCGACTGCAAATCGATATTTGATAATTCGACCTTTGAGATTTTGCCACCGATAAAAAATCTCGACGTCATGCTGAATTTTTCGTATCAACAACCATCTAAAGAGAATATCGTGGTGAATCTGTCGTTGTATAATCCCACAGATACTGCAAATAAGATTCGCGCAAGAATCGATGTTCCACTGGAAAAGCCGATCCTAAGAAAGATGAACGATTACAAACTCACGATTTTGCGATTCCAATGTCCACTGACTACCGTGTTCCCATCGTATAGTCTCCAAGGTACAGAATTTCAAATGACCATTAGCACCTCGACACATAGTGAATCTCGTTCAGTTACTGGAGGAGCTTCATTCTCATACATTGGAGATTTTCTCGAATTTCTATTAAATCCCTTGATCAACGCCTGCCATAGTGCGATGGTCAGTTATATTAATGGATCGGATGCGCGGCGTCCACCATATGTGTATTATCAGCCCCAAGAAAAGCTCATGCATTTTGTGGTGCCTGCTGAATATGGTGGATCTGTGAACATCTTTGTCAATCGTGGGATATACAAGTTTATCAGTGGATTTCCATTTCAAAAGATTGACGATGACAAGTATATGCTGAGATACTATGTTCCGGACAATTCGATCCTGTATTCTCCACCTGTTCAAACACTGGTCAACAAATTTCCAAAATGGCAAATTGCTGGAGAAGCTATTAATATATCTCAAGAATATTCATCTGACTATCGCTTCAATCAATTGCAGTCTGTCATTGTCACCAGCAATTTGCCAATACGCCAAGAAACATTGCCTCAAAGTACCCAGCAGAATGTGTTCAACCCCAATAATCCACTGAGCTATATCAGCACCCTGCCAATTCTTACCGACTTCCGACCTGATGTCAACCAGTTCGGGCTACAAAACAGCAGTCTCATCTTCTTTCCTACGGGTGAGTTTCGTTGGATCGACTTATTGTCGGATGGTCCATTGGATCGTTTGTCTTTCGATTTCTTGTGGCAATCGAATGATCAAGAGATTCATGAACTTGAACTGAATCCTGGAGAAAGCGTTAGTCTAAAACTATACTTTAGGAGTTTGTTCTAGTATAAAATTGTACACAAACATGTCGGTCGGTGACAGTTTTACCTTAGTACCATTGAGTAATTTTTTTGTAACAAAATCGACATTACCTGGTCCTGAAACTAATATTGGACCAATATTACCCATCGCCCCGGGGCGTATTGAAGGTGATGGTGTCAATATAACCGGTGGAGTGACTGAAAATTACACATGGTACCGTCTTTCTCATTTCGAAGGTACTCCAAACATCCAAGGAAAGGAATTACGAAAATATTTACTTGTTTGCCGAAGCGTTTCGGCAAACGCGAATAATTGTTTTTTTTTAATTGGCTATCCCCGATGGTGGGTTTAACCCAAATTATATGACATTCAAATTATTATACAATTCTATGCAAGTCACTAATCCTGGGGCACCTGGATCAAATACATGGAACTTCAATATTTCTGGTGTAAATTTCGATTTTGTGGATATGGCAACATCCACGACATTCAATCCAAATGGACAAAGTTTCTTCTTGTATGTTATGGGCATTTAAGCATACATGTGCTATACATGTATTCTTCATTCTTCTTCCTCAGCTTGAGGTAATACCGCGATTTGTCGCGAAATACTGGGAACCGATCTCACAGCACTTCGAATCTTCTTCATGGCAGGGTGTTCTCCTTCTTCGGGAGACAACAAGCCACTCACGAGGCCACTAAGATCGTGGAAAATACGTCCGGGAATACTAGACAGAATGCTTCCGAGATCGAACTTACCACCAGAATAGAAATCGGTCTCTTTGGGAAAGGTCGTCTTCGCTAATCCTGGAATGGGAGCCCCAGGAGTCACCAGACCTGTTTGCAAAGTCACAGAACCACCTGCAATGGTCATGGTCCCGTGATAGATCACAATAATATCAAGCTGTGGAATTACAGCATTAACTAAGCTGTTGAAGGCATTCACCTGAATTTGGAAGTCCCAAGTACCCTGTTTTCCAGGATAATCTTCATTCAACAATTGAATATCGCTTCCAAACTCTAAACATATAGGAGCACTTGGTCCTCGAACATGCATCTCATAGGAATTTCCCGTATCCAAAGCTTTTGCGAAAATTTTAATTGTTTGCCCTGAGAACATGGGCCATGATTGCTTGAGTCCATTCTTTTCGCATAATAGCCATAAATCATATTGTGACAAGGTACTCAGGACACCCGAGACGTTGCCCCAAGTAATATTGATACCTGTAATGGGAAGAAACGTATCGGAATCATTGATCGATTTTGTATTGTAGGCCTTAGAGACGCTGATATACAATCGATTTGGTATCGACTGGAATTGGATCGTGTTCGACGTTAAGGTGAACGACTGCAGACTATTGTAGCTTTGCGAAAAATTGTACATAAAATTCTGCACTGCTGTGTATGGATAGGACAAGGATGGAGGTATATTCATATAGGTGGACAACGTATAGTAGGCCAAGTAAAACACTGGCTGTAAGATCGTCACCTGAATATTGGTATAATTCACATAATCATTGTTCGCTTGTCGCCATACGCGCTGAAGTCCAATGGGATCAAGCGACATGTTCACCGTAAAATTCGTAATCTGCGCAATTCCAGGTCTTCGCCACCATTCGCGATCAAAAATCAAGGGATTAATCATCAATGGTTCCGTAAATTCGGCAACAAACTGTGCAACCCCTGAAGCATTGGGACTTGTCAATAACGGATTATTGTTGAATGTCAACACATTGATGTGTTGTCGAGATATATGATCCACAGAACTCCCATACAACGCAAACTCCGAAGTAATACGACCTGTTAGCATGTCATAGTGAGCGGCTTGGTCCGGGATAGCATGGCGTCGAACTCATCGTGGATTTCTGAGTTTCGAGATCAAAGTTGTAATGCCCAAATTTATCGAACAACTGGGAAGGTCGAATCGTTATGGCCTGATTATTCAGTGTGATCGTCAACGTCGAAATGATCTGATGCAATGGATACTGGCAAAGACCTGCAAATTGTGAATTAATCACATAAGCATTACCAGAACTGGCAAAATCCTTAATCTGCCCAGTGATGCTGAACTGCAATTGCATGCGAACGCGGACATACCGCGAGATAATCGTGGTCGGTGCGGGTGGGATAATATTCCACACTGCATTTGACTGCGAAAACGATGTTGCTGGATAGGGAACAATTCGAAATTCTTGAGGAGATTCCGCAACAATATTCTTTGGTGTTATATTATCTTCGAGATCCAACGTGGGCAGAATGGTACGAAGCATCGCTAGCGTGGCCGCCATGGTACAAAATTTTAGAAACTCTGGATTTCTTTAAAAATGGACATCGTTACTTTAGCGGCCGTGAGCGTTCTCGTCGTAGAAAGAATCTTGGTTCATACCATTACAGCAATAAGACGATGTAAAAGTCATTGCGGTTGTTCTTCCTGCGATTTATCAAAGGATCATGACCACGAAGAAACCGCTAGCCCTTCGAGAGTGGAGATACCCAAAGACCTATAGAACGATCTTTGCTAAAGAACCACGAGGCATATTTCAAGCTGATGTCATGGAACTTTATCCTCTGTGAAAGCATATCTTCCATCAATTTGAGATATATACGAAGTATCGACCCAAAGGTTACGCTCTCGTATGTATCGATGTTTTCAGTCGATATGTATGGACTGCTACCATGGATAAACAAGATTCGCCATCGACGGGGGCCGCTATGCTCAAAATCTTTCTTCACATGGGAATACCGAAAATCCTCCAAGGCGATCAGAAAATTATTAACTACTTCCAAAAGGAATTGTCCCCCTATTTTCCTGGAATTACTTTGATAGCAAGTAAACCCAATGAAACGAATAAAAACGCTATTGTCGAGAGAGTTATCCGAACTTTGAAAAATGACCTCCTCCGATACCTCTATGTTCATCCATTTCCGGTTATATCAGGTCGATTTGTTACCGAAGAATATTTTGAACTCGACACCACCACCATGGTTCTTCAAGAGGTATGTACTTTGCGAAACAGGACTTTTCATCGCACCATCCGTCAAAAACCCATCGATGTCTTTTATGGTCGAGCACCCAATCGACAAATCATCGAGAGAAAGAAGTATCCTCAATTTAATAAAGGCGATCTTGTCATGGCCAAACCTATGCGAGAACGCGGAGCACTGGACATCAAAACTCTCCACTTCGACAAAGATATCTACATCATCGTGACAAAAGATGGCGACAAGTACAAACTAAAATCACATACAACTTTATTCGCGGAAAAAAAGATAAGAAACCACATTGGTATACGCCTTACGAAATACGAAAGATTACTCTCCAACAAGCACTCGAGCACTTAAAGTCTCCTCTCGTCCAGGCTTATTTGTATCGTGTCTACGAAAACCCTGACGCCATCGAGGATATGAGGAAGTATCTTCAACATTTGTTGTCGGGCTATAAGTCCTTCACTTATAACCCACTCTACGCTCTTCCACCTCCACTTTTTCTTATTTCTCCAATAGTCGTGAAATCTTCTTCCATATCATCTTCATCATCGACATTGTCCTCTTCGTATTCATCATCTCCGACATTGGTTATTTCCATTTCCATTTCCTCATATTCTGCTCCTTTGCTCACAATGTACTTCATCGTTTCATAATGTTCATCCAATATCTCTAACGCTTCTATAAGCCTCTCATATTTCTTTTTTTCGTTTTTTCTTGCTTTTCTTTATTCGAATGAACTCTTCATATTATAAATCCTAACAAATAGCCATTCTTTAAGGAAATTTATTATCTTCTCTTCTCTCTTTCGGTAATCTTTGGGCTCAATAATTGTTTCGACCAGCGTATCTATCCATTCCTCTTCTTTGTCCTCATCGCTGTCTTGCTCGCTCTCTGATTCGCTGCTTTTATCACTCTCCCAAATACTTTCTAGCTTCTTCGCTTCTTCGTCTTCTCGCTTCGTCGCTTCTCCGTCCATCGGTAGTGGCGCGTTCTTTTTTACACCACGCCTTTTTTTAAACCCTGTCAAAAGCGGCGTATATCAATTTTTTCGACGCTTAGCCCTGGGGAAGATACTGACGCGGGGGACGGCGAGGGCGTCATTCAGGCCGGACTCCACTACTTACGTATTAGTCGTTTTGATCCGCGAATTGGAATGCCTGTACCAGTTTCGCTCTATGGAATTAGTTGTGTCTCTTGTATTTCCCCCGGTTCAAGTAAAATTGGTTTTTGTTGTTCTGTCATTGGTAAAAATACTTTTTGTGTAGGTTTTGGTAATGATTCTTCTTGAAATGCATATTCTTTAAATGTAGATGGTACAGGTTCTGAATAACGTGGTAAAGATGATTCTGAATAACCTTCTTCCATTTTACTTATCGATGGTTGTTCCTTTAACCTCGTAAAAGATTCTCTCAATTTTCTATACACATTATTTGTTTTTTCTATTTTTATACCCAAGGATTTTTGAAGAGCCTCTAATAATACGTCTCTAAAATCTGGTTTTTTTAATATAACATTAGATAATGCTTTAGTATAAGTGCTCCAACTTGCTGCGTCTAAATATCCTTCCTCAAGCAGTTCTCTCTGTTCATTTAATAAAACATTTGCTAATGCATCAATTTGAGATTGTTTAGAAAGATCTTTTATATTTGGAAGTTCTTTTTCAATGTTATGCTCAATTTCTGCTATTACTGAATCTCTCAATGTTTTTTCCTCCGCTTTTTTCTCACCAGTTAATTCTTTAATTTGTGTGAAAATACCAGAACTTGGATGTTCTAATGATAGTGATGGTTGTTCTTCCAATTTTATAAGTGCAGTTTCAATTTCAGTTGGAGGTCTTTCTTTTAGTTTTCCTTCATGAATAAAATATCTAACATCATCCCAAGTATATTTTTCAAGTTTTTCAGTTGGTTTAATAACAAAAATTTCTTTTAATCTTTCGGCCAATGATTTGGGGGAATTTACGAAATCTAATAGCATAATCTAATTGTCCATTTTCGACTAATTTTCGATAAAGTTCTCTAGCCACTTTGAATCTATTTGGTTGTTTAAATGTACGAAATACAGATCTCATAAATTTAATAAACTTTATCCATTTATTTTCTCTTAAACGTCTTTTCTTCCGTGCACCGCCATAAAAATTAAAAAAACGATTAAGTGTATCACCAGAGATATAACTGCCACCAATATTTAATCCGGCTCTAATTAATCGACCACATGTTGTGATGAGACAATCTGAAATTAAAGACAATAACATTGAAAGTGCAGTTGTTGGATCCATATTTTATATATATTTACATAAGATATTTTATATTTTTTATTTTATTTGTGTTGGATTCAAATTAGATGCTGTAAAATAATAAAATGGATAGCTATTTCTTAAATAAATAAATTTATCTGGTAGATTGAATAATTTTATAATAAATTCTTTTTTTAATCCAAAATGATTTAATAAAGTATTAAAAACATTACTATCAAATTTCTCTGGAAAAAATATTAATGCATCTAATTCTCTCAATAATGTAGAACTTTTCAATCCTTTATTTAAATGATGCATTATAGCAATTAATGTTATACTATAGTTTCTCC